TTATAGCATTCAGCATTTCGATTGGTGTTTTCATTTCTCGTTGGTGTTAAATAATTTCTTTCATCTCTAGGTCGCAAATCTCATCATCCGTGAGCCTTATGACCACCTCAGCAGGAGCGTAGTAAGGTAATGCCTTCCTTCCTTGAGGCTCTACAATGATAGTATCCTCATCAGTGTTGGTCTCTTGGTACTCGCTTACTTCAGCAAGTACCCAGACTAATGTTCCTTTTTTCATCTCTCTAAAATTTAATTGGTTTTGTTTGCCCTCATTTAACCGCATCAGGCTTCTCGGTTTGACAAAAGTATTTATTCTTTTAGAAAAACATATGATATAAATGTATCATTTAGGAGGTCTGCTAACTCTTGGGCATCTTCTCCGATAGAGCCAATCTTCTCACCATCTACGAACACATCGTATCCGTAGGTGTCACAGCATCCATCACCGCAGGTGTGGTTGTAGTATTCAAGTGTTATTTTCATTTGTCGTTCGCTAAATGTGTTAAATAGAAGGAGTGGCTTCGGGTATCTCAAGGTTACTGGTTAGCTTGGTTTCATCTATACTTAGTCTAAACCTTTTTTCAGTATAGTCACCTTTATCAGTGGTGTGCTAACTACAGCGTTGCTGACCACCCCCTCATTTGTCGTTGTGTTTTAATGGGTCGAATTCGACCCCTTGTAGTAGTTTTCAAAGTCAGAGTAAGTCAATCCCCAATTCACGTTGAACCACATCATTTCTTTTTGAGCACGATATGCTCTCATTCTGAGGTTCTTCATAAGGTATTGCTTACCCCATCTCATAAACTCCTCGCCTTGCTCAAAGGTCATAGTGTACTTCTGAAACCATCTGTCTACACCGACGATGTCTTCGTAGGTTACTTTGTGCCCAGCGATAGCAAACATCTGATTGACTAGGTCAACCACTGCCTTCTCTTTTCTCTCTTGTTTGGTTAGTCGTTTCATTCTTCAGTGTTAAAATAGTTAGACCTATGACACTGCTCACACAGACGCTTGCCCTGCATAACGAGACCAAGTTTCGGTGTGTGCATCGTCTCTTTGTTGCAGTGTAAGCAGAACTGCTTACCTCGTTTGTGGATAGCGTCTTTGCTCATAGCGTTTTATCCTCAATCAGAATCTCCCAATAGTCTCCGTGGTCAACGAAACCTGATACGATTCCATCAAGCCCATACAGCGACATATTAGTGCCGACAGGTATGTATGGTCCACCGCTTGGGTCAACAAATATGATTTTGTCGTCGTCGTTCCATCCGAATCGTGTGTACTTCAGGTCTCCCTTCCAGTCGATGTTGCCGTTCTCGTTCTTCTCAAACGTGAACTCGTCTCCGTATCGGTTAGTGTACTTACTCATCTTACTGATTGTATTTTGTCTAGCCACCGACGATACATACTCGCGGCTACTGCTAGACGTTGTGGGTAGAACGGATAGTCGCCCTTGATGCGAGCCATTGCGATTCGTACGAATGCCTCACGCGTCTCTTTGTCGTTCATTTTTAATCGGTTTATTTTAGTGGTAATTCAGTTACGCTTCCGTCATCGTGATAGAATACTTTACTCTTTAGTTTCTTAGCAGTCCAGTATTCAATCCATAGACCTACTTTCTTACCATTCTTGTAGAACCCTTCCTTCTTCGGCTCTCCATCGCCCCATCTATCGAAGAAGAAACCTTCTTGTTTACCTTCGATTATTTTAGAACAATATAAAAGTTCGCCTTCGTAAGAGAACATCATTGAAAAGTATTCGGTCTTTGTGTTATTATAGAAGTCGTATATTTTTTCTTTGTTACTGTATGTCTTCACCTGTCGGCAGTAACCTTTATTGTACTCCATTATTGAAGTGAAATTACGAACGTCATCATTGACTTCTAGTGTGCCGCTAAGTTTCTTTGAATTTCTAAGTTTAACTACTTCAGCACCGCTAATTATCTCTCCGTTTAATTTGCGCGTAACCATATTCTTTAATTTTAAAATTTTAGACATAGTGCGCCCTAATTGCGCTTGTATACGACCGTTTCGTCGTCTTGAGTCGTTAGGTAGGCGGGAGGGGGGCCCTCAAAGCCCCCGCACCGCCATCTATTGTTTGCGTTATCGGCTTCTCCGATGAGGCGAAGTTAGCGCTCACCGAAGACATAATCAAGAGTTACTAAAGTCCTGTTGATAACTCATTGCGTAGTCGCAAATACGGCTTGTCAAGTAACTGATTCAGAAGATGTTCTTTCTCAGCGTCTAGGTATTCGCAACGTTCGTTTGCTTTGTTTAACTGCTCACGTAGCGTAGTCATTTCCTTCTCCATCGCCTGTATGCGGTGCTGTAGGAACAAAATCATATCTTGGTTGTAGGTCATACGAATCGGATGTTACGGATTGGAGTGTTACGTTTTCTGCCGAACGTGTCGACAATTTCTGCACGTTGATTGCCGAGGCATCTCTTGTCAGTTTTGATTGACGTGAGTAGTGCAGGTGTCTCGAATCCCAACTTAGAGGTTACGAAGACATTGGTTGTTATGATAACTGATTTCATTGTTTGGTAGATTAAAAAGTTTCGGTCTCGGATGCGACCTGTGATAGTGGACGCTAAAAAAAATCGCGCAGGCCGTCGCGCTCGATGACCTCGCGAAGTTTCGCCTCGTAGCACACGTCCTCAGCATACCGCGCAAGTAGAGCATAGAACTGCTCCTCCGTCTTGCACTGCGATGCGTAGGTCGCACACCAAAAGGCATAATCAGTCACGCTGTCCTCCCAATGTGAGTAGGTCGCGTGTCCACGGCTCGTACCTGTCGCAACGTTGATACGAACGCGTGCCTCCTTCATCCCGTAGAGGTTGTTATTCTCTTGGAATATCTTCGACTCATATCCTCCGCTCTCGAGTTTAGCCTGAGCCAACGCGATGTGCGGGAATCGAATGTTTAACTGCTGAATCTTCTCGACGAGGCGTGCCTCGGTAAAGGCTCTCTCGGTTACGTTGATGTGCAGTATATCCTCGTAGATGATTTCGTCTACGTTGCTGATTGTACTCACTGCTATGCCCAAGAGGGATGCCGCAACCACCGAAGCAGTCGCGACACCTCTCAAGGTAACCACAGGTCGGAGCGTTAGGTCGTGCCTGTTAAACTTGTACAACATAGCCTACCAAATTCCGTCCTCGTCCAACGTGCCGCGTAGGTATTCGCTACGCAGTTCGTGTTGGTGTGAGTTCCATTTGTACGACGGCTCGTCATCGAAGTCATCGAGGAAGTCAGTGTACTTAGGTGCCTTGGGTATAGCAACCTTGCGCTCGCTGTCCCAAAACGTAGGCTGTGCCACAGGCTTTGCGGCCGCACCTGTCTTGTATACTTTCTTACTGCCTGCCCATACGTAGTCGTTTACGCGCTTGTAAGAGTCGTTGCTGAACCAATTGCCGTCGGCATCGTAGTGACCTAGTTGGTCGTTGAGGATGCGTACCTCACCGCGCCAATCAAGGAACGCGACCTTGTTCGACTTGCCTAGAATCGTCAGCGCCATAGCGCGGATACCGGCGTGGTCGATGAAGTCAACGTTGTCGGGGTAGAACTTGGCTAGAATCTGAGCGAACTCACGAGTGTCGCTGACCTTGTGGTCACCTAGCCCTGAGATTACGCCGTTGTGAATCAGTGACACACGACCCTCGGTAACGCTGTGTGGGTGGAGCATATCCTTGCCTTTGCCGTGCGTTGCGATGCGGAAGTGAATCAGAATTGGGGTGTCGGTGAGTTCACGTATGAACTCGTACTCCTCGAAGAAGTCATCGAAGTTGTAGCCCTCGTGGTAGGTCATCACTTTGCCGTTGTCGACATACGCGATACCTGCGCCGTGGTTGTTATTGTCCCAAGCATTCTTGAGTTGTTTCTTAGTGAGGTAAGAGTTCGGTTGGTTTACGATTGCGATGCACATAACTGAAATAAATTATTGGTTGTTGCTGTAGTTAACGATGTATCCGAATGCGGATACGAGGAAGATTAGTATGCCCCCCACTAATAGGATTCCTGTGGACTCACTTGGGTGGCCTTGACTGATACGTGCCGTGGCTCCGATTACAATCATAGTTGCGGATGCGTACATACCGCCGCGAAAGAATTTTTTGTCGTCGTTCATAGTTCAAATACATTAAGTGAAACATTTCCTTTGCTATCAATCCAACCCGCCTCGATTAGTTTTCGAGCGGTGCGTCCGTATGAGCCTTGTAATGCCCAAGCCTGACCTGTCGCGATTAGGTCCGCGAACAGGAAGACAACCTGTTGGTCGTCTAGTTCTCCGTTCTCGTACTGAATGATTAGGTCTACCTGACTCATTTTACTTTCAGTATTTCGTAGTGTTCGGCTCCGATTGCGAAGTTCACTGCCTCGTCATAGGTGAGGAACAAAGCGACCCGGTCTTTGTACTCGCCTCCGTAGTAGGCGTAGACCTTGTAGAGCGTGGGTGCGGGCTTGAAGATTTCCTTAAACATTTTGGTTGAATTGTAGATTAGACAGGAGCGCCGATACGATAACGACGGCGAAAGAAACTGCGACGGCTATGATTAGCGCCTCGCTTGCGTTGGTGTTAATTGAAAGTTCGTACATCTTGAATTTAGTTATGGTTAAGATGCCTCGCGGCATTTCGGATATTGAATCCTCATCAGTTAATTTTTACGCCTTTGGGAATCCACTTCATCGCGTAAACGACATAGCCGTAATGCAGTTCATCAAGCGGCCCACCCATATTCTCTATTCTGCAATTCTCATTGGCATCTTCTTGACTCCAATAGGCATAAACAAGTTCGGGCTTGAGTCCTGCAAAGATTTTTCCTTGACGAGTTGGGACATAATACACACCCCACGCTACAACTTTTGTTTCTTGATTCATAGTGATTGTTTTATGGTTAAGACGCCTCACGGCGTTTCGTCTACTCTAAGCCTCATCAGTTAACCTACGTATTCCTCCTTACACGATTGACATTCGTAACCTCTTACATTCGTACGAAATCCTGTGAAATGTATTAGAACCTTTTTCATCGGTGCGTTACAGCACTTGCTCTTTGGTCTAAACCAATTAAGTATTTTTTTCATAACCATTTTTTTGTTTCATACTTGTAAATGAGGTATGAAGCACACGCTACGATTGCGGGGCCTGTAAGTACCTTGATGAGTTCGAGAATGCTTTCCATAAGTTCGTGATTGTTTAATTGTTGGTTAGTTAAGATTGCTTTACCGCTACGAATTGACGGCTACCTATGCCTCCGTACAGGGTTGAAACGTATGGCTTGTTTCCGTTCCAATACAGGCCATAGTTGCTGTTCTTATTTGCGAACTGCTTAAGTACCTCGTACTTGCTAGCGCCTTTGGCGGTGAACGATTGCGCTTTGCCTTGCTTTTCTACGATTAGGAATTTCATTTTGTTGTGGTTTTTATCAGTTAAACTTGCTCGTTTATGTACTGCGTTAGCACCTCGTCCGCCGCATTTAAGTTCTCCTCGAGTTCGAGTGACTGCCTCTCGATTATGTCGAACGCAATCAGTTTGTAGCGCTCGGTTTCGTCGGTGGCTTCAATGAATCTAGATACACTACTCAGGTAGTTCTCGTAGGCTCGCATCATTTGTTTTAGTTCGTGTTTCATTTCGTTTCGTGATAGTGGAAAGAAAGGCCGCGCCGTACCGCGACCTGTCGTTTTAACCACACCCTCGTACGGAGGGGACATCTTACGCTTGGCCGATAGCCTTGCGGATAGTGTGTGAGCCAAACTTTGATTCTACTGCACGGCTAGTGAAGTTGCGAACACTAGCGTAGGCGCGCTTCATACGCTCCAATGTGCGCTCGTAGTTGTCGCTGTTGGCTAGGAACTCGGTAGGTGACTGACCTTCCAAGCAACCTCCGAATACGTAAACCAAGGCTTGCTTGCGTGCAAGTTTCTCGGCGCTGTATTGTGAGCGAAGCAACTTGTTCAACTTTTTGTCGGTGAACATTGCGTCGGCAACCTCAGTGAACGAAGTGAACGTGCCATTGTCGATGTGCTTGACAATCCACTGCACTAGTTTAGTGCGGAACTTGATTGACTCGAGCGTTGACACAGCGCTGAAGATTCGAAGTTCAACCGCGTCTTTCGATGGTCTACCGAAGTTGCAGTTGAAGATTGCCTTGCGGCTACCTCCCTTCATTTCGGCCTTGCTTTGGATGCCGCCGTAATCGGTGCTGAGGCGACCTTCGTACAGGCTGAAAAGTAGCGGGATGAACGGAGCCAATTTGTCAATCAAGTCAACCGCAGATACGCCGCGGCGGCTGATTGTGATGTGGCCACCACAGCGGCGAGAGTAGCCTGAATTCATAACCCAATCGAGGCGGTCGAACTCGTCGAACATCGTCTTCGTGTCGAGTAGGTTAAACACAGGAGATACAACCTCGAAGCCTGTGCGGTGGTCTAGCGAGGAGTCGGTCTCAACAACCCATCCGTTGCCTAGGTTTGAACTAGCCCAAGCACAGCGGTTGCGTGCCTCTTGGTCTTCTTTCTCAACCTCGAAACCTACGAACCAATCGACGCTCTCGTCGTTAAGCACGTCCTTGCTTCGTGTCGTTAGGTGGTAACCTCCCAAAGACGGCGTTTCTCCGTAACGGCGAGCGATTTCCTCGTTCTCGAAGATTGCGTATCGGCCTCGGAAAGTACCAACAACCAATTCGCTATCGCTTTGACGGATTTGGTTGATGAATTCTGACTTGAAGTCATCGTGAAAACGAATATCCTGAGCGGCGAAGTTTACTCCGTAAATAGGGAACGATGTGTTGCGGTAATTGCTGTACGCACACAGGTCGGTGGTGTACAATTGGCCGTCGATTACAACACAAAGAAACTCGGTCGGGTTGTTGGTCGTAGGCACAGCCTCGAACGTAGCGTCGCTGATTTCAAGGTGTGGGAAACCCTCAAGGCGAAGTGGGTTACGCTGTCCGCTAGCGTGGCGGTAGTAAACACCGGCCTCAGTGCGGAGCGCACCGATAGTGATGTACACCGACTCGTGTCGGCGAGCGCTCTTGTCGATGCCGTACTGCTCAGGATTGAGCGCCTCAGGGAACGACGTAACCTCTACGCTACCTGTCTCTGAGTCTAGGTACTTGTAGCGGAACCAATCGTTGTTGACTCCGAAGTAGAAGTCGAACTGAGAATTGTAGATGGCGCGGTGGATTTCAATCTTGCGGCCTGATACGATGTTGGTGACTTTCATAACAAAAAAGAATTAGAGTTGGTGGTTAATTGAGTTGGGTTAAAATTTGACTGCCGTAGGGACTCGAACCCTATGCCTTGCGGCACTCCGAGCGGCAGTGATTTGCCTTGAACAGGTGAACCTTTTTGGCGGCGTTGTTGCTCGCAACATCTACCGCATACGCTGTTAGTTCCTCCACGACTGCTATCCTTTGGCGGCGCTGTTTACGCACCGCATACGCTGTCTTTCGCTGTCGTTGTTCTCGGCTTGTTTTGACTTGATTTGCTAGGGTGTTCCTGCGGTGTTCATTGGCCTCCTGCGAACTGCTCAAGACCTCCGCGCCACGGCGCTCGGTCTCGTTAGGTTCGTGCTTGGTTTCTTACGGCCGCCATACTTGGCTTCGCCTCTCTCGTCTACCTGCCCTCGCTACTTTCGGTCGGAATGTGCTAGCCTACTTACGCTACTCACTTGGATTACATCACCTACTCAATCAGACCTGACCTGCTACTCCGCTCCTTAACGCCCGACAGCCTGCAGGCCGTGGCCTACTGACTGAATCGTACAAGGTTCACAAGGTGGGTTTCTGAATTTTGGGAGGCGCTTTCGCTAGCATCTCTCCGCCTATCGTCACTTGGGACTTTCCTGCCTACCGCGCTCTGCTCTTGTCTCCGACTCTGAGTTTGCGTTTCGGTTGATATTTCAAGTTGTCGTGGTGGGGGGCCCGTTGGCCTTTCGACACCACAAACATACGACGACTTTACAATTCTGCAAACTCTGACCACAAAAAAGTTTGGCTAACCCGCGCCCCTATAAGGAATATATAGGGCTAACTACTTGATAATCAGCACACAAAAAAAAGTTTGTACCTAGGTGAAATTTAGAATCGTTCTAAATAAAAGTACCTGATAATCAACGAGTTAGTAATCCATTGAAAATCAGATAGTTACTAACTACCTAAAACTCAGCAAGTTACAACGTATTGAAATACAGATAGTTAACGTAACTACCTGATAATCAGCACCATTTAAGAAATCGTATGCACGTATTTCGGCACTTAACAGCCTACGGCACAGCGACTTAACTGATACCAATATGTACGGAATACGGCACTAAGCATACTTTTTTCGTTTAATAAATGACCTACACAAAATCTAGGGGTTTTCTTATTAGTAAACCATAGGAACCCCGTCTACTATAGTATACTAAATAGCATACAAATAAGAGTACACAATTATGCCTACCTAACGTACCAAGATTGGTGTAATAAACAGGGGACGAATTATAGGGGAAAACGTAGGGGGGATTGATGCAGGTCTACGACCCTGCCCACCACGAAAAAAAAGCACGGAATCGGTGACACGTTTTAGCCTAGTTTTCTTATAGCGAACGACCGGAAACGATATAGGTAAACGGCCTAATAGCGACACAAAGTAGGCATACCACTTACTCACCCACCCAAACAGGAAACGCTAAAAAGTTTGAACGTAACGTGCTGTAAACGAGGGGGTTGGGTTCGGCGTTTCGTTTCGGGTTGGTCGTCGCAGCGTCGCTCTTGTATAATTCTCCCCGCGGTGTATACAACTTCTCACAAAAACAAACACGGTGTATACAACTTCTCACAAAAACAAAAGAAGGCCCCGGAGAAGTTTGTACGTACGGTAAACAGGACCGGACACACCGGACACGGTATGGTAAATAGCAGTTAAAATAGTAGGGAATGGGAGATTGGACTGCTTGGATTCGTCTAAGCACACGCCACCCGTGATACGCAGTTTCGTTTATGTCTTGCGACCTATGTTTGTTCGGGCGAGTGACGCTGTTGGCTCTTCGCCCTTACATCGCTACCGTATTTCCGACTAACGGTCGTTCACGTGCACTATTTGTATGTATACGTGCTAGTGCACTTGCTGGCAAAGTTACGGCAAAAAAACGAGATAATCAATAGTATGTGATACATAGTACCGATAAGATATCGGAAACACATATAATAGTATCTTTGTGTCTACAACACAGATAGTTATGCAACTGACAGAAAACTTTACGTTGAAGGAGCTCACCGACAGCCCCACGGCCACGAAGCTCGGCATCAAGAACGACCCTGACGAGAAGCAGCTCGCGGCATTGAAACTGCTAGCAGATAAGATACTGCAACCCCTACGTGAGGGAATCGCTAAGCCGATTAAGATTAACTCTGGACTGAGAGGGAATGCCCTGAATAAGGCCATCGGTGGGTCAACAACGTCGCAGCACTGCAAGGGTGAGGCGGCCGACCTTAGCCTCAAGTCAGTGAAGAACGGGAATGCTTTGTTGTTCCACTACATCAGAGAGAATCTAGTGTTCGACCAGATGATATGGGAGTTCGGTACTAAGGAGAATCCTGATTGGGTACACGTGAGCTACTCAGCCAAGGGTAACCGAAAGGAGATTCTGGAGGCGTACAAGCACCACGGTAAGACCGCATATAGACTCTGGAAGCCGTGATAGCAGTTAAGAGACCAACTGATAACCCAGGTAGTAAGCCTGAGCCACGTCCTGACAACAGGCCGAAGTTGGTTAAGTTTGATATGTCTAGAATCATAAAGAGAAAGAAACGTGAAAGCTAAGAAGTTCGAGGATGGCGGTAAGATGTACGCCGGACAGGAGATTGAAGTAAAGCACCCAGACCTTATGTCTGCGGTAAAGCAGATGCAGGCGGCCGTGAAGGTCGCAGGTATGGCACCGATGCACTACAAGATTAAGGCCTGCTATGAAAGCGAGGAAGAGTAGGAGCGCAGAGTTCTACGCCAACAACCCTAAGGCTCGGGAGAAGAAGAAGGCGTACGATACGGAATACCACTCCACAGAGGAGCGGAGGAAGTATCGTTCGTTCCTGAACAAGAAGAACAGAGACGCCGGTACCTACGGAAACGGAGACGGTAAGGATTACGACCACGACGAGGCACGTATGATTATGGCACGTCGCAACAGAAGCAAGAAATGAAGAACGAAGCATTCAACGACTGGGTATTCCACTTCAATCCCTACGAGCAGGAGTGGAACGCCGTGGTACGTGAGCACTACAGCGATTACTTCAACGGTAAGGAGATACCTCAGGGGAAGTTCCTCAAGTCGAAGGACATCAAGATTATACTACACTACATCAACTGGAATGGCTAAGTTCCGTAAGTTATGAAGGCTAACAAGAGAACTGACCTAAAGAGACCCAACGAGGTGATGGTGAAGGCACCGTCTGGATACCACTGGATGAGTAAGGGTGGACGCTACTACCTTATGCCGCACACCGGTAAGTTCGTTCCGCACACCAATGCGTCACTTGAGATGCCATTCAAGGTCATTCGGGAGCATTAATAGCCTCCTTACCCTCGAGCTTACGGTAAATCTTCTGCACAAGCAGTCTACCTTTCTGCGATAGAGCAAGTCTCGCACCGTAACCTATACCATTATCGAGCATAAACAACTGCTTATCCTCCTCAGTGACGGACTGTCTGCTTATGTACACGTCAATCAGTCCCTTATTCATTAGGGGTTTGGTGTAGATTAGTCGCATCTTATTGTCCGATATTGGGGCAAAGTGCGTGCGAACGTACACCAGAGTGAAGAACTCTAGGTCATATATGAACATTAGGAACTGAAACTGAGACGGTGTGAGCTCATACTGCGTACATATGTCCACCTGTACGTGCCTTAGGTACTTAAGATAGTTTCGGAGTATGTTCTTCGCAGGTAGTATTGCGTACTCTCGCATCCTCCTACTGTTGCCACCTGGTCTCATATTGTATTGTTTCGTAAATTCGTAACAAATTTCATACAAAAATTCATAACAATGGGCCTATCTAAGGAAAACCAAGAGGAGATGTACAAGGAGTTCTCTGACCTCGTGTACGAGATGAACACCTTGATTCTCAAATATGGCCTCGAGGAGACTGGATTTGTAGTAGCCGCCATAGGTAGCGTGAATTACGACGAGCTTGATGAGGACGATGACCCCACGATGGATATCGCCTTCTCTGTCAATGTGGCTGACGAGGAGGAACTAGATGAAATCGTGGGCCTCGTCATCACTGGATACCAGCATCAGGAGCGTAACGACACCAGCAAGGTAGATTACTGGATTCGCAGAGCCGGAGGAGACCCAGACAAAGAGTAAAACAATGATTAGAAAGATTATCATCGGGCAAAACCCGAAGGATGCCTTGGCGTACGTCGTAGGCAACCCAGCAGGAAATGACGGAGTCATCGTAGCAATAGAGCTAGACGAGCGCACATTTATGAAATATGGTCGCAAGGACTATACTATCTACATCCAAAACCAGGAGGGAACGTCCGCCTGGAAGGAGGTCGTAGGTATGCCAGTAGTAATTGAAAACGACTGTAAGTTCTAATGAGAGTTCTGCACGAGTTCATCGTAAAGATGCCAAAGAAGTTCAAGGACACCATTAAGTTCGGTGACACGGAGATATTCCTTGACTCACGATTCGACGAATTCGCCAATCGCATCAGTGAGGCGGAGATTGTTGCTACACCAATTAAGTTCCCGACCGGGGCTAACGAGGGTGATACGCTATACTTCCACCATCACGTGGTACTCGACAAGCGTGCCGAGATAGACAAGGAGCTATACCGCGTCAAGTTTGACCCTGAGGGAGGCTACGGCTCACAGGCATACGCATACAAGGGTGCCGACGGAGAGGTTAAGGTGCTACCAGGATGGGTGTTTCTCATCCCAGAGGAAGGCGAGGAGCCCAAGTCAGAGTCTGGACTGATTATCTCAACCAAGAAGGAGGTAAAGATGGAGGGCGTCGTCCGCTTCGATACCCCCGAGCTGACAGAGATGGGAGTCAAGGCCGGTGACAGGGTGGGCTTCAGCAAGGAATCTGACTATACGATGGAAGTGAACGGTGAGAAACTATGGAGAATGACACCTAACGACCTGCTGTATGTCAAGGAGGAAGTCTGAATTTACCACGATTGACGCTGCACAGCGACTGATGGACTCTATGGAGGTAGCCATCAACAATATGATTGAGGAGATTAAGAAGCCCGTAGACCCAGAAATCAACGGTTCGGCACGCAAGGCGGAGCTGCAGTCCATCAAACAGACGGCCGTCGATGCTCGTGAGTTGTTGCAAGAAAGGCAACGACTGGAGGATATGATTAAGAGTCTGTCCGAGAACGGCAGTATGGGCGAGCAGTCAGACTTCTCCGGTGGTTTCGCTGAGAAATTTAGAAGATAATGGCTGGACTAAGGAAGATAGACGGATACAAGGACTTCGTTGTAAATATCTGCCCCAACGGGACGGAAGGCGAGGTCATTGAGCTATCCGATGTATTCATCCAGCTGCCGAAGGCACCAGCCAAGAAGGACATACTGTTCCACGACAAACCGAAGTCGGAGCAGATGTGGAAGCGTCTACCTGTACCTCAGGACTTGCTACGTGTACGCTCTATGGATGAGTGGCTGGAGCAGCCTAAAGAGTTTCGTTCTAAGTATTCGCAGTACATCGAGCAGGAGTTCTCCCGCCGACGTGATGGTATATGGTTCTACAATAACGGTATTCCGACGTACATAACCGGACACCACTATATGCTACTGCAATGGAGCCAGATGGATATCGGTTACGCCAGCTACCTAGACTTCCAGCGTAAGCTATACATCCACTTCGAGGCGTGCAAACAGGACGTACGCTGTGTGGGACAGATATACACCAAGTGTCGACGCTCTGGATATACAAACATATGCGGTGCAGCACTGGCAGACGAGGGTACTCAGGTATCTAACAAGGTACTAGGCATTATGTCCAAGACCGGTAAGGACGCACAGGAGAACATCTTTATGAAGAAGCTTCTGCCGATGTTCCGTAGCTATCCATTCTTCTTCAAACCGATACAGGATGGTACCACCAACCCACGTGTCGAGCTTGCGTTCCGTGAACCAGCAAAGCGAATCACGAAGACCAACAAAGTTAGCGGACAGACGGAGGCCCTAGATACGGTGGTCAACTGGAAAAACTCAGTCGCCAACGCATATGACGGTGAGAAGCTTCACTACCTATACCTCGATGAGGCCGGTAAGTGGGAGAATCCACTTGATATAAATGAGGTGTGGCGTATTCACCGCACGTGTCTGCTTGTGGGTAAGAAGATTGTAGGTAAGGCTATGGTCGGGTCAACTGTTAACCCACTCGACAAGGGTGGCGCAAATTACAAGAAACTTTATTACGACTCAGACCCCACCAAACGCAACGAGAACGGTAGGACGAAGTCTGGACTATATAAGATATTTATACCCGCATACGAGGCACTAGAAGGATTCTTTGACGTATACGGACTACCCATAATGGACGACCCTGATGAGCCTACGTTGACTATGGATGGAGACATCACGAGCATCGGAGCTAAGACGTATCTGTCTAACGAGCGAAAGGCGCTGATGCACGACCCATACGAACTCAACGAAGTAATACGTCAGTTCCCGTGGAGTGAGGAGGAAGCGTTCCGTGACTCAACGAAGAGCTCACACTTCAACGTCGGCAAGATATACGAGCAGTTGCAGCACAACAGAGAGATGTATCCGAGTCCAATCATCAAGGGAAACTTCGTATGGAAGGACGGAAAGCCAGACAGTGAGGTACTATGGAACCCAGACTCGAACGGACGATGGCTCGTGTCGTGGCTACCACCAGATGATATCCGAAACAAACGAAAGCACGAGTTCGGTAAGGTGTATCCAGCCAATGACTTCCTAGGCACCGGAGGTGTCGACTCCTATGACCTCGATAACACGATGGACGGTAGAGGTTCTAAGGGCGCGTGCCACCTTTACAATAAGTTCAATATGAGCTATCCGAGCAATATGTTCGTGGCTGAGTACGCCAACCGTCCGCCGTTGGCTAGGATATTCTATGAGGATGTACTTATGGCCGCAGTGTTCTACGGATATCCGCTACTCATAGAGAACAACAAGTACGGCATAGTACGATACTTTGAGTCTAGGGGATACGATGGTTACATTATGGATAGACCAGAACATCTGAAGCCTCCAGGCTCAAGTAGTAACGTGAAGACCAAGGGTATACCATCTAACTCTCAGGATGTCATACAGGCGCACGCACAGGCTATTGAAGCCTACGTACACGAACATATAGGTATTCACGCGGAGACTGGAGATTACGGAAGGATGTACTTCGATAGGACGCTCGAGGATTGGATTGGTTATAGAATAGACGACAGAACGAAGTTTGACTTGACCATCAGTTCAGGTCTGGCACTGCTTGCCGCACAGAAGGTAAAACAGGAGTCTAAGAAGGCTGATATGTCAAGTAAAGTGTTCCTTAGAAGGTTCAAGGAGATAACTCGCTAACCCACAATGTATTATTGGGTATATTTGCACATAAACTGGGGATAAAGAATCGGTATGGATAGTAACTACAACAAGCAGGGCAACTTCCCTGACCCTCTAGCTTCACCTGACGCGAAGGCTTCAAAGTCCTACGGGATGAAGTATGCTAAGGCTATTGAGTCGCAGTGGGGTCACACTGACGACCACGGAAGTATATTCCGCAAGCGACTCGACGAGTTTGAGCGCTACCGTGACTACGCGAACGGAACTCAGGATACTAAGATTTACAAGCAGATACTTAACTCGCTTGACCCAAACAATGGAGACGGTTCACTGCTCAACATTGACTGGTCACCAGTGCCAATCATCCCCAAGTTCGTTAAGATTGTCGTCAACAAGATTCTATCCAAGAACCCATACCCCAACGTTGAGGCAATCGACCCACTAAGTATCACTGAGAAGGAGCGCAAGAAGGCTGAGCTGAAGTTCAACGTAGAGAACAAGGATATGCTCCAGCAGGCTAAGATGGCCGGGCTAGAGGTAGGTGCTGAGATAGAGAGAATACCAGACACTCCCGAGGAGGCTGAGATTTTCCTTGAGTCAAACATCAAGACAAGCGCTGAGATTGCCGCACAGATTGCTGCTAACCTAACGCTTGAATGGAACGAATACAACCACACCGTACATCGTCGGGCAGTGACTGACCTAGTGAGCGTAGGTATGGGCGTTACTAAGAATGACTATGACCCCAACTATGGACTAGTTACAAAGTACGTAGACCCAGCATACTTCATTCACTCGTACACCGAGGACCCACTTATGAATGACCTCACGTACGCAGGACACATCAAGCGTATCACCATATCTGAGCTTCGCCGCCTAGCAGGTGACGACTTCACAGAGGAGGAGTACAGACAGATGGCTACGAACGTGCAGAACAAGTATGCCAACGACCCAAACAAACTATCTCACTCATACTACGACAGAAACCTACAGCGCACCATCTTCGGATACGATGAGTACATCGTTGAGGTTATGGACTTCGAGTTTCTATCAGTTGACGATGTGTTCTACGAGTCTAAGGAGTCTCGATTCGGCAACGTAGGATTCTACTACAAGGGTATGATGTATCAGCCACCCAAGGAGTCTGTGTTTGACCGCAAGCCAATACGTATGTCATTCGTTACCCTCTACGGAGGTAGCTACATTGTAGGTACGAACAAGATTTACGGATACGGTATGAAGAACAACCAGCCGAGAAACATCCACGACATCACCAGAACACGCCTGTCGTACAGCGCAGTCGCGGTTAATATGCGTCGGATGATTCCTAAGTCGATGGTTAGTGGTATCGTAGGATTCGCAGACCAACTGCAAATAACTCACCTGAAGATTCAGCAGTCCATCGCCAAGGCTAAGCCTGACGGACTCATCATCGACATCGAAGGGTTAGAGAATGTACAGCTCGGACAGGGCGGAGAACTTCAGCCACTCGAGATTCAAGACATATACGAGCAGACAGGTATCTTCTACTACCGCTCTAAGAACCCCGAGGGAGGATTCCAGAATCCACCGATTCGTGAGATTGGTAACGCAATCCGCAACATCGAGGCGTACGTAAATACGTACAACCACTACCTGCGTATGATACGCGACGCTACGGGAATCAACGAGGTCGTCGACGCATCTACTCCTAAGGGTGACGCACTGGTTGGTGTACGTCAGCAGGCCATCGAAGCTTCTAACAACGCCACATACGATATCACACACGCATCTATGATGCTCTACAAGAAGGTGGTCGAATATATCGTTAAGTGTGTACAGATTATGCCTCCTCAGTCGGTAATCTACCGCGTATACGAGAACGCCATCGGTAAGTCCAATATGGACGTGCTGGCATCGTTTAAGGACCTACCTATGTATAACTTCGGTGTACGTGTGGTTCCTGAGATGTCGGATTCAGACAAGGCATACTTGGAGGCTAACATTCAGCAGTCCATCGCTCAGGGAGAGATTGACCTTGAGGACGCTATGGCAATCCGCCGTCTTAAGGACGTAGACCAGGCAGAACAACTGCTGATAGTACGCCGTAAGAAGCGCATCAAGATGAAGCAAGACATCGCGGCTCAGAATAGCCAGATGCAGGCTCAGATGAATCAGCAGACGGCGCAAGCGTCGGCACAGGCTGAGGCGCAGACGGAAGAGGTTAAGGCTCAACTAGAACTCCAGAGACTACAGGCAGAGGCTCAGATTAAGATGCAACTACTCGAGAGAGAGTATCAGTTGAAGATTGAGCTAGCCAAGGCTGAGGCTGCGGCTCGTATGGAGGTAAATCAAGAAGATAGAGACTTCCGTATGGGTATCGAAAGCAAGCGCGAGCAGGCTAAGGACGAACGTGTGAAGAAGCAGGCCGTTGAGCAGTCTAAGCTAATCTCCCAGAGAAAGGGCGAGAGAGGCGAGTTGACAGACGAGGAGAATGACCTCCTAACGCAAATTCTTGGCAATCAATAAGTTGGTATATTTGCATTATGGCAGCCCAGATTAACTTAGATACCGCACAGAGAGTAGATATCACTTGTAGAAAAGGTGATACGTTCTCCCTTGAATTGACATTTAAGGATTCTGACGGTGTTGAACTAGACCTTACTGGATACGAGTGGAAGATTGATGTCAGAGAGACAGATACCTCGACATCGGTAATCTTAGAGGATGACCAGTTCACATACAGTGGTTCACCTGAGGGTTTACTTCGTATCTCAGCATCTGCTAACACTATGGAAGAGGTTGATGGAGGTATATACGTATACGACCTACAGAGCACAAACGCTGGGGCTGTGAAGACCTGGCTTTATGGAATCTTCAAAGTAAATGAGGATGTTACGCTATGAGTGATATAACTATAAATAGCGGAGAATCAATCAATGTAAGCGTAGGTCAGCCCACGCTACAGAATACCGTTGTCATACCAAGACCGACCACTTCGGTATCCGTTAAGGGTGTCACTGGCGGCGGAGCCGACGCACACTACTCACACACACAATCTACTCCCGAGTCAGTATGGGAGGTCACTCACAACTTGGGCAAGAAGCCTTCGGTAATCGTGGTTGACTCTGCCGATACTGTAGTGATGGGGGGGATTGAATACATAAACCTAAACTCTGTACGTTTAACCTTTGTCGGAGCCTTTAGTGGCAAGGCATACTTTAACTAATAACTATGGCTATTCTTTATCTATCGCCCATTAACCTTGGCAAGTTAGAGCTTCAGAACGCTCGAATCCATAACCTTGCCACCGCACCTGGCTCACCTGTAGCTGGTCAGATTTACTATGACACCGCAGCAAACACTATGTACTTCTGGAACGGAAGTGCGTGGGTTGACATCAAGGGTGACATTCAGCAGGTAGTCGCTGGTTCCGGTCTTACTGGCGGCGGTACTGGTGGAGCTGTTACGCTTGACGTAGGTGCTGGAACTGGTATCACCGTAACTACTGACGCTGTACAGCTTGACCTTGCTAACACCCGCAACGTAGACCACACGGGTCTCGACGTTATCGCAGGTGACGGTTTGACTGGCGGTGGTGAGCTTACTGGTGACGTAACCCTTAACATCGGTGTAACTGCTAATTCTGGTATTGAGCTTCTTGCTAACGGCATTCAGTTCAAGAACTACGCTAACCTTACCCAGTACAACATTATGATGTGGGGTCCCGGTGGACAGTTGGAGAACGCTCCGATTATCCGCACGGTAGACCTTGAAAACAACCCAACCATTACGATTCAGGGTAACCTCATCGTTACTGGAACAACGACGAGCATCAACTCCAACGAGGTTAACATCGGTGACAGCATCATCAGACTCAACTCTGACGAGACTGGAACACCTTCACAGAACGGTGGTTTTGAGGTTGAGCGTGGTACTGAGACCAACGTAAGCTTCGTGTGGGATGAGGCGGCAGGCCGCTTCACCACTGGAACGTCTAAGTTGCACGTAGGTGACGTAGAGTCAATCACTGGTCTTGACAACCAAGACTACTTCTTTATGTACCACAACGCCGTTGGCGAGACT